TGGGGTAATCCAAGATGTGTTGCGGGTTGCTTGATACCGTCGATCGAGTCAGGGGCCATTTTTCGTTGCCGTGTTCATCGCGTTCGCTTGGTCGAGTCGTCACACCACCAGCCCGAACAGATTCGGCAATGCGTCGAGCTAGGTCAGCATTTGGAATTGGTTGATCGTAACCAGCAATGAACGTTTCGCCGTCAGGATAGGCCAGGTCAACGCCCCCGTAGGCATCTTTGTGCATAAATAGTCGTCGAACGTCTTTAGCTCCACCTTCGAACCACTTATCGGCCCAGGGCGAATAGGCTCCGTAGGCTGCGCTTGTGCCGTAGTCTTCGCCGTCTTCCGAGCCGTAGGAGTGAAACCACGCATATGGGAATGGAAGATTGATCGTGCCCATCGTGTTACCCTCGACTCGAGTAACTTGCACGCCCCATCGCTTGCAACCGTCTTTGAGCAATCTGCAGTCCATAGGGTGACGGCTCAACATTTCGTTGATTTCGATTAGCCCAGTTTCTTCTGACAGTTTCAACGTAATCTCACCGCAGCTCCATCCCCAAACCTGAGCGCGGAGAATGTCCGGTAGAAACGTCTTCCAGATTCTTTGAAGTTGTCGGAAGATAAATTGAGCAACGCCAGGATCGCGACACTTAACACCCTCTTGCCAAACTCCGTTTTCTTCCCACCCAAATTCAACGCCATGAATCGGCGCGGCTCGAGTGCCGAAGTTTAGGCGAATACCCTCGTCCATCAGCATGGCGCGAATGGTGTTGAACGTGAACGCAGGCAAGTCGATCGGATGCTGAAACCAGATATGCGGGATCGGCTTGTACATGCCGGTAAATGGCTTCGGGCTTACGTCCGCCTGTTTACCCGCTGCGGTCGTTGTGATCGTGCGAGATTGACCGTTGACGATCTTCGTTGTCGTTGGCAATTTGCCATTGAGTCGGTTCTTTGTCCGTCTACGAGCCATGCTTAGCTACTCCACAACGAGAATCAACGTAACGTTCCAAGGCTTGGGCTTTCGCTGCCCTCGCTTGGTCTTCACTTCCCGTCGCTAGTAGCACCAACTCAAACACCGAATCATACGCCAAAGGATCGAACTGCCCCGCTTGCAGTTTGTGCTGTGCTTTGACTCTCGGTAGGTTGGCAGACAATCCAAATAGCTGATCTTCTGCGAGATTCGTTGCATCGATATGCAACCACGCTCCGACGTCCGCTATTCGCTGATTGGCCTTGCGAGAGTTTTCAATTATCTCGCAACAAGCCCACCATAATTGCCATGCTGCTGTCAGGGTAAAATTTACACGAAAACGGGCAGTTGCCCAGGTCGCTACGATGTTCAGTAGCTCGACCGTCGGCTCCGTAGATCGCAGTCCGGCTTTAGACTCGCAGGCTTCCATTGCTTGTTGGGCTTCGAACAGCCCTAGCTCGTACTGCTTGCCGTTGATTGAGAGCAACATACTAGACGTTCTCCCAATCGTTCAGTTTGTCCAAAACACCAGGTCGAGAATCGACAACGTAACGCATGTTCCAACTAGCCGCGTAAACTGGTTGGCCCAGTACGTTGCCCTGGAACTTTTGCAGAAACTTCCCTTCGCCTTTTCTGACCAGATCAACGCCATTGATCGTCAACTTGTCAGGCCGAGGGATTGGATAGCCGACTCGTTCAGCGTAGCCCATGTATGAGGCTTCGATCATTCCCGATTGGCTTTCAACGAATCGGCTTACGTTTAACCCGCTCTTAGTTCCTCCAAGGCTTGCGGTTTGCTCGCCAGGTGCGAACGGAACACGCTGCGAATCGTCTTGGCCGATAGGCACCTGCGTTGTGCTTGGTACGTTTTCATCGACTCCCAAGTATGATTCGTACTTCAAATAGCTCTTGCGTGCGCTTGGCTTGGAATTAACTAACCGCTGACCGTTGTTCGGGCCAGGTGTGTAGGGCACTCGATCAGTATCCGCTTGACTTTCAAGCAGGAATGAATTTGAGCACATATCAATTAGCTGATCCTTGCTAGGATCGTGAGACAAATTAGCCTGTCCGCGATGCGACTGTAGACCCTCGACTGACCTTGACCAGTCTTGCCAGGTGTTCAGATTGAGGGCCGAGCCAAGTCCAGTGCTTGTAAACATGCCGGGCAGAGCCGATAGAATCGATTCGTCGGGCTCCATGAACAATCGGTAGCTCAAATTGAAGTTGAACGAGTTACCAAAAATCTCTTCATTGGCGTAAACGCTTTCGAGAAACACAGTGCCGTTGCCGATGAACTTCAAACGACTGTCTACGATCGCCTTGAAGATCGCCCAAGCCCTCGATCGTGCAACGCCCTGCGCTAGTTCGATGCTCGCGGTAATCGTCTGCGGTAATATCGCGGCTTGCCGTCGCGACCATCCTACGTTGTGATTGGCTCGAATACTAATCACACCGACCGGGAACTCGTTTGGTGATCGAATCTGTGTGTCGGTGATCGTGAACTCTGCGCGTCTCTTGTCGGAGGATAGATTCCAGTGGTGTTCGCGCTCAAAGTTTGGTAGTCGTCCAACAACAATGAAATCTCGGTACGCATCGGCTGAATCGGGGATTCTCCGAACGTTTACACGAGTCATGGCGATTTCGAGGTATCCGCTAATCGTCCGAGTCGTGTAACCAGCTTTGTCAATCCTCGAACCGATCGAGTAATTGATCGACATAATGCCGTCCCAGCGATTGCAAGCTGAGATACATAGCTCGCACTCCCAAACAACGTGAACCGCGTTCTCGTGACCGATTGGGTCCCAAGTAACCACTCGAGGGTGCGGTCCAAAGGTAAGATCGCGTTGACCTGTCAGGGTTGTGTTGACCTCGAATAGACCAGCATCAAACCCTTTGTGATAGATAATTAGGGCTTGCCCTTTTTTGGTAAGTCGGTCGCGAATCCTTCGGAAGTGCAAACCGGCTTCGCCCTCGTTGTCTTCATCGCCTGCGTAGATTGTTGTCTCAACGCGGATTTTGTAGCGATGGTAGAGCGTAGTTCGTCCGCTGTCGTCGTCCTGCATGGTAGCGGACACGCTCATTTCGGAGTATTCATTGAACTGATAGCCGTTGTACTTGATTAAGTCGTTGCTCATGGCATTGCGTTCCCTCTGTGGGGAGCTTTGGGAGTTGGCTTGCCAGGGTTCGGCGAAAGTAGCTCCTGCAATAGCGGGTCAATCTGCATTACCATCCCGCCTTGATGTGAGTGTGTTAGCTCCTTCAGTGCTTCCGACCATTCACGCATCGACTTACTAAGCGCCTTTGCGGCTGGTGCATCGTCAGTCGGGTCGGGAGTGATCTTTGCGGTTATGTCGTTTCCTGTGGCAATCAAGACATCAAGAGCACGAACCATCGCATTCAGCAAGTCGATACCGAACTCAATGCCAGGCGATGCCTTGAGGATTAGCTCGTAGATTTTGGTTTGCAATTCGTACATGGATTCGCTTAGCCTGTGCTGTGCGTGATCCAGGTTTGCGACATCGGAGCCGATTCGCTTTGCTCGATCGAGTCGAGCCAATTCCATCGACACTTCATGTTGTGCTCGACCGGCCGCAATGTCCGGCGATAGGTCTTCAAGCTGCGCCGCAGTATGTTCAACCGCGTCCATGAACTTTTTGACCGATAACGCTGCGGCTCCTGCTGCAAGCGCGACGGCAATCAATGGTCCCGATGCTGCTAGGGCTCCTGCTGCCCCTGCTGATGCTCCCGTTCCTGCTGCGGCTGTTGCTCCCCCTGCTGCGGTCGATGCTCCTGCTGCACTGGTAGCGGCTCCCGTCGCTGCGGTTCTTGCGGCTGCGGAAGTTGCCCCTGTGGTAAACAGATTCGAAGCGAACTTGGTAGCCCGCGTTCCGACTCCTGCAAACGTGTGGGTCAGTCCTGAGATTAGATCGCCAATGGCCGTTTGAGCCATTCCCAAATCATCGATCTTTTTATCGATCGTGCCTGCGAATCGATCAAACCACGTTTCTGTTTTGTGTCCGTGGCTGCGACTTTGGTGACTAACGCTAGATGATTGCGACGGAGCTGCGGCTTGAAGTGCTGCTAGTTCGTCGATCGCCTGAATCAACTGATCGAGTGAGTTGATCAAACGGACATCGAAGCCTTGAACCAGAGGCGGCTGAATGCTTGGAACGGTCTGCGATTGCGAAGCCGGAGCCGTAGGGCTAGTCGTTGGCTGTTGAACCGCCTGTGGCTGTGACTGGCTTTGCTGTCGAGCCTGCTTTTGTTCCTCAGTGAGTGGACGGTGCTCGATTTTCGGGAAGTGCAGAGTCGGCTTAGTTGCTGCCTGTTCAGGCATTGTCTGAGGAGGTGCCGACGTAGAACTAGCCGGGCTAGGATTCGGATTGTTGAATGCCTGCTGTTGCTGTGGGTCTTCGCCTACTAACGTTACCTTGAGTTCTACCGACACTGCTCAACTTGCTTTGCTATGGATAGTGCAACCTGCTGGAACTGAACCATCACAAGCGACCAGATACGCAGAGCGACATCGACATTGCAGTCAGGCATCCCCATGACGATCAAGCAGTCACGAAACTGCTCGAGGGCTTCTTGGGTTGGCGTTGCTTGCCCTGTCTGTTCTTGAATCTGCTGTATCTTGAGCTTGAGGACAACGACGTCGTATTGCCACTTGGCTACAGTGCCATCGGGCAACGTGATTTCAAGCGTCGGCCGATCTGTGGTGATCGCCAACACTTGCTTTGCGGGTGAGTCGCTTTTCTTCTTGCGCCAAAACATGCTTCTAGGTGCTCGATCCAAACGAGGGTGGGGACGCTGCCATGTCAGGGTAGTGACGCAATCGGACAGGAACCTCTTTTAGCTCTGGACCTAGCAACACTTCGACGGGGAAGTTCTCATGCAAGATCGAGATGGGGAAAGTCATCGTTTGGGCTGCGTCGTTGTAGGCACTGGTGCCAGATACCGCAGTCAAAACAAGCGACTTACCGCGAACCGTTGGAGATCCCGAGCCCTGTCCGCGAACGACCATCAGGCCGATTACTCCTAGCTCCCATTCGTTTCCGATAGTGCTAGTGAACGGATAGAGTAGGTCGGGAATGCCCGACTCGTCCGCTTCGATCAAACGAAACGAACTCGATCGCTGTTGACCTTGATAGACTGCATCCTGCGGGGTTTGTGCTCCCAGGTGCCCACGAATGATCTGCTTAAACATTTCGTAGGAGGTTCGGATACCTTCGGCCATTTGACCGAGGGCTTTTGAGTTGTAGGTTGCGGTATATCCGCCTGCAACGAATTTCGACATTGTTTGTTAAACTCCTACGAGGCTAGTTTCTGGATCGGGCTTCCACCCGCTTTTTAGTTTGATTCCCAATTTTCGCGCGTTCTCAAGGCAATGCGGGCAGTTGACTACATTAGGGTCACCGCTTGCGGCTTCCATGTTCGTGCTAGTCGCCAAATACGCTCGTTTTGAATCGCAGGCCAATGCGTAACCGATTCCACCTGCACCGCGAATTGGTCCACCATCGACCTGCAATAACAGGTGAGTCAGAACGTACACGCCAACAACCGGCGACATTGTTGCCTTACACTTGGGGCAACAAACGTGAGCATGCTCGATTGGGAACGTGAATAACTCTTCACGCTGATCCGGTTCTTGACATAACTTGTTGCGACAATAGCCCCTCGCTGGATGCTTCGTCGAACGATCGTCCGGCATTATGATGGTGCCCATGTTGCCCTCACTTGCATGTACCTTGCCCCTAGAAACATGATCGATCTACCCATTGCAACGATTGGGTCCGCTGGTGGTCCTGCCATTTGCGCCGCGTCGTATGGTTCCTTGTAAACCATCTTGCAAGACAGGTCCGGCGAGAAGTGACGGAACGGTTCAGGGAACTTGCCTGTCTCGTTGTCAGATATTTGAGTTGGAGGAACCGCAGGCGTTGTATAACCTGCGATTGTGTCTGCGATAATCGCAACTGCTGAGTCAGTTACTCCATAGTCGTTATCCAGTGACCTGGTTACCTTTTCGAGCGTTGGTGCCAGCCCTGTAAGCAGTTGAATGAATGTGCTCCTGCGACGGTCCCGAGCTACTTCGGCTACTCGGTTGTAGACAGTCACACGAACATTGATTAGCAGGTCGATTACTCCACCGCTTGATTTATGATGCGGTCCAGCTTGAATACCACCGGGACTAACCGCGATGAACAGCTTTGGAGCGTAGTCAGGCAACATGCCATCTAGTTCAACTTGGCACTGTTCGTCTTTGAGTGCCAGGTCGGTCACCAGTTGATCGCGAACAGCTTGGAGCAAACAGGCTTCAGCAATGAACATTATGCAACGCTCCCTCTGCTCATAGCCTGCTCGATCGCAACGGCGAGAGCTCGCATTGCTGCGTCGAGGATTCGATCTAGCCAGGCCTGAGGCATCTTGCCATCTTCGGGCATGATCGGTCGCTTTGGAACTCCGTTGAGCCCTTCGTGGTGCGTTCGCGCGTACTTGACGTTGGTGCCGATTATCACACCGTTTTCAAGCAGTTGGAAAATCTGCTGTTCGCCACCTTCAGCCGTTGGGCGTTGGTACTCAGCTCCGCTAATCACACCGACGGACAAGCTGTTAGCCAAGATCCCGGTATCTCGCAATACTTCGTGCTCGCGATGACCGTAAACGTCCAGCTTTGTTTGGGCTCCGCGAGCCTTGATCGCTACCCATGCTTGTGCCGCTGCTTTTGCTTTGGCTTCGGATAGTGGCATCTGTGCAGCATACTTTCGCAGGAACGAACTAAAGAACTGTCGCCACTGCTTTAGCTGTGCTGCAGTCAACAAGCCGTCTTTCCCGCCTGGTGCGTGACTGTTGGCGCGGCCTAGTCCTGCGTCTCGTTTTAGCCTTGCCTTCTCACCGGGGCCAAACCTGCGGCTATATGCCAGCGTTTTCGGGCTGAGTCGCTTCCAGGTAACACCATCGGCCCCGGTTCCCCCTCGAGCCTTGACAATAAAGTCCTGGTGAACCTCCGTCAGTGCAGCGATTCCCATAGCCAGGAATACTGATCGAGCCGCTTCGCTTCGCTCATGTCCAGTCAATGACGCAAGCAAGGCTCGAATTACTCGAGCCGCTTCGCTGCGTGCGCCACTGAATGCTACTGTTGACATTGCGGTTAGTTAAACTCTTGGAAACGGTCTTTTTTGATTGGTAGTGCGCTGGTTGCTGGATCGGAGTTGCCCGATACAACGCGGACCTTTGACTCTGGATAGAATCGATCGATCTGAAGGTTAGACCAGCTTGGTGCGTTCGAGTTCTTCGGCCTGAACGGTAGACCGTTGACATCGGTGAGCGGTAGAAACCCGCTGGCAATCTGATCGAGTAGTCCATCCTTCTGCGTGATTTCCTGATAACGGAACTCTAAGCTTGCAGGAGGAGGATTTCCGCGACGGTAGCAGAGCGTTCGTAGAACGATAATGCACCAGATTTCAACCATCATCGGGCAGTTGTCTAGGTCGCTGTAGCGGTATCGCTTGGCAAGTCGCGAAGCGAGATAGCTGCCTGCGAATATCTTGCAGTGGACGAGCGTTAATGCGTTCTCGTAGGCGTCCGCTACTAAGTCTTCGGCTGGCGCGTCAGGGTCATCGGTTTCGGTGTGATTGGTCCACGAGCGAATACCATAGACCGAGAAGTAGCTTTGCAGCTCCTCGTCAGTGCCGATCGGGTCGGGCTTGACGTCCGGTAGTGTTGGCATGGCTCCGACCTTTCACAAAAAAAGCCTCACGCGAAAGGGCAAAATTCGCGGAGGCTTCCGAGCTTTCCTGCGCAGAGGCTACGCGCTGAAAAGTGATTTAGTAAACCAGCGTTCCGATTGCGATTGACTTAGGAATGGTGTTGACGATCAAAGCGTTATCCAATCCGTACAACTCAGTTGAGGTTGGGTTGGATCGCTTGACGCTCCACGAGTTCAAACCGACCTTGACCACTTCGGGGCCTGCGTCATATTCCGCAATTGGCTCTGATCCGAGGTAGCAGGTTACGATTCCTTCGATGCCAGGATCGAAACCGAGGAAAATACCCTTGTTCGCTGGTACGATCGGTTGAAGCGATTCGCTTGCGTCGTAGCCCAAGTCGATAACTTCGTCGGTGACGTAGAACGTACAACCAGGGAACGATCGCAGCTCGACTACCAAAACGTTCTTCATCGACTCGCCAGGCTTTCCAGCTATTTCGAGCACTTCGTAACGCAGGTAAGGAGGCATCGACGTACCGTGCTCATCTTGAACAACGTCATTGCGTCGAATGTAGTTGAAAATCTGGTGAGTGATAATCGCAGCCTTGAGCCCACCACCGCACAGAATTTGGAACGCGCGGTTGATCTTGCCCAGGTGATCGGGAATATCGGTCGAAGCTGTGTGCCAGCTTTCCGCGATGATGTCACCCTCACCGAGCATGTCGAGCTTGGTCTTGTTGCCGGCTGGCATATCAAAGCTGATTTGCGTACCAGTACCACTGTAGTTGAATTTGACTTCATCGCCTTCAGTGGTGTAGTACAACGCGTCTCGCATCATGCCGATAAGCATTGCTTTACGCCAGTTCGCACACTTCTCGCCGAGGTAATCAGTCTGTCGCTTGATCATGTCCGCGCCAGCCTTGTCACGCTGCGTTGGGTCAGAAATCTGAGCCAAGTTGTGCATGATTTCCGCAGGAAGCGAAATTGAATCGTGCATGCGTGGATAGGTGAACAGCACTTGACCGACCGCGTTAGGCGATGATCGACCGGCTGCTGTGCCAGGCATGCGGCCTTGCGCCACCTTGCGAGTGTGATTGAAGATGTGGTACGCGCCATAGCGACCGTGACCAACAAACTTCTCGTTGCGTCCTCCAGGTCCAAGGCCCATCAGGTTGATAAGCCAATCCGTGGTAGCGGCTTTCTGAGAAACAACCTCAGTTAGCACGTTTGGTGAAAGTAGACTCTGAATTGCTACCATCGTGGAAAGTCCTGTTTTCGAAAATTAAAAAGCGATGTGTACGGTTGCCGCCCGACCGATTACTCAGTCAGGCGGCTTTCAGGTGTTGTGCTAGGGTTACGCTAGGGTCGCGGTTCCGATTTGAACCGTAGTGATCCACTTCAAAGTGCCGTCAACGTAGTCGCTGTAGACTTCGGCTTGAGCACCGATCTGATTGTTGGCAGTGCTGAACGTGATCGAGTCCGCAGCCAGGTCATTAAGGACAACCAAGTCGTCGCTTGAACCGTTGGAGGCGATGATCAAGTTTTGAGCAGCGATGTTCAAGAACTTGTAACGCAAGCCAGTTGCGATTGCTGGAAGCGTGAGCGTTACCGCTGCGGCTCCCTTGACGATGAACGTTGCACCGTTTTCGGCGGCTGTGATCGTTCCAGTCGCGGTCTTAGCGATGGATCGATAAACCAATCCGCTTAGGTAGCCCATTGGATCGTCATCAAGATCGAACCCGCATTCAAATAGAACCTTGCGGGCTAGATACTGGTGAGCACTGCTCGTCAGGGCAGTACCAAGCACCAAAAGCTGAGCAGCCTTGAGCGGAGCCTTGACGAAGTATGGAGCGTCAACGTCTGCGGCTACGGCGGAAATGCCTTCAGTCATTCGCAGTTCATGCTCATTCACGCCACGGAACCACTGCGTTCCATCGGAGGCAGCTGGGTCCCACTGTGCAAGCTTGCTGCTTGCTGTGATCATGCCCAAAAGCAAACCAGGTCGCAGAACAGTCGTGACATCGTTACCAGCATCGCGAGCTGCGTTGCTGAAAACGTTGCTCAATCGAAGGATCTTTTGACGGCTAGCATCGCCACCCCAAAGGATTTCGCGAGGCGTAGTGAATACAGCACTACGAACACCACCGATGCCAAATTGTTGGTTTTGCATGTTAGCGCAAAGTCCTAATTTCTAAGTTTCTTCTTTGGATCGCCACCGAGAGCTGCAATAGCCTCGGCTTCTTCGGAATTTGAACGTCCACCACCGCGAGTAATCTGGTCAGGTGGCTCAATGACGGACAGCTTTTGAACTGCCTCCGTCCGTTGTTTGTCGGTCCAGTAGGTTCCCTCTGGCAACGATTCGCGGTCTTCAATAAAGAAGTCAACGCGGTTTGATTTGAATTTGCCATCATCGGTCATGCTCATACGAACAGTGCCCAACGTGCGAAGCATTTCGTCGCGTTCGGCTGGTGTGCATCGACCAGATTGAAGTAAGGCTGCAAGTCGCTGAGTCGTGTTCCCCCGATGCGTTTCAGCTAGCGCACGCTCAGCGACCGCAGCACGTTCGAGCGCCTTTCGCTGCTGCACTGACATCGTGGCAATCGTCGGTGAAACGGGTTGAGGCATCGCGTCGGGATTGGTGTCGTCCTCCATTCCCTCTGCTTCGTCGCCGTCGGGCTCTTGGCTGTTGAGCAGTGCCGTCAATGCAACTCGCAGCGACGGAATTAGATTTGCGTCCGTGGTGTCATCAGGGAGAGTAACACCGTATTCGCCCAACAGATTGAGAACACTATCAAGCAAGTCAGGTGCTTCCTCAGGAGTTGCACCAATGGTATCGCTTGGCGAGGCATCATCGCTTGGAGTTGGAGTGTCAGCACCAGCGTCAGGAGTGTCAGGGGTGAAGTCAGCTTTTTCAGCTCCTTCGCCCTTGTCCTCTTCTTCGTCGTCTTCGGGCTTGTAGTCGCTGCCCATTCGCTGTAGACCTGCATGCAATGCGTTCTTGAATCGAGCCTTGCGAGCTGCTTGAGAACGATTTTTTGCGGCTACTGTGGACATCCCGTTACGCTCCAACAAATATGGTTTGCTTGCACCCATGCGGATTGCAGGGCAAACACGCTGCCCCATACGAATCAAAGGAGTGAAACTGCTTTGCGAGTGATCAACCGGCCAGTCAACCAGGTCAAAGCTAGTCAGGGCATCGCGGTACACGTTCCCGGCTCCGTCTTTCCACGCTGGGTGGATAACAGGCGAAACGTAAACAGCGTTCTTGGCGACTGAGTTAGTCGCTTTCGGGTCCAGGGTGTGCAGCACAATTTCAGCGCTCTTGCCGTCGGGCGAGACTCGAAAGTCTTTGAGTTTCCCCACTGTGAATTGTGCTGAGCGTGTTTGCTTGGCTTGCAGTTCCTTTTCTTCAATCGGTGTCAGCAAGTCTTCCTCGCTGCTGTGATCGAAGTGGCTTGGAATCGCGTAGCCTACGCCCTGGATTGCCTTGACTTGCCTCTCCCAATGTCGCAGGCGCTCAGGAGTCACTACCACAACACCATCAGGGCTGTGATATGTCCCGACCTTCAACATCGTTTTGGCAAATTCACCTTCCATGAATGCAGTTTTGCGTCGCTGTGCATTGACTTCAAGAGTCGCAGTGTCAGAATGGATTCCATAGTTTCCATAGATTCCAAAGTCGGGAAAAATAGGGCAAATTTCATGGAAGAAACTAAGGTAGAGTGGTCAGATCAACCCATCGACATAGCTCAAACGCTAAAGACGTTGAGCGAAAAGTTGATGTCAGAAACCGGGATGCCTCGAGTCGAGCGTCATTTCAAATATCGTGGAGTGAGTTTTCAGTTGACCGCAAATGGACACTGGATTTTCTACGGTCCTCCAAAGAATAGCGATTCATGGGAAAGGTACGCAACAAACGACGAGATTGCTGTTCTATGTGGACCGAAGATCAATCTTGATTTAACTCTGTCGATAGTACAAAAAATGATCGACAGGTATCTTGCTGGCGAAGTGGCATACGAGGGAGACTTGCGACATCGCTATCCCGCCTGCAACAAATCCACCGACGGCGCAACCCCATTCGTGAACGTGATAACGCGGTGAGGATTCGATAGCTGCCCACCGCTCATGTTAAACGTCGTGATCGTCTTAGCTCGAATATCGTTGCGACACTCGAACACGCCACCAGCTAGATTCACCGTCGTTATCGTCGAAGTCGTTTCGTAGCTGAACGAACCAGCATTAACGTTGACCGTCGTTGCTGATCCTTCCAGTACGCAGTTGTCGCCCTCTATCGTCAATGTTGTGATCGCACCGCGAATAGTGCAGTTTCCCGCTGTAAGCACCGTAGCGACCGTTGCCCCCGCTCCAATCTCAAGCGAAGCGTTCTCGTTGCATCGAGCTATAGAAGCCTGCCCAGTGTCGCCATCGGACACAAGCAAGCGAACAGTACCCGCAAGTGCATGGACCTGAGCGCTAGAGTGATTCGTCTTGATGTCAACGGTTGCACTCGCCTGCGATGTCACCACGCTGTTAGCTGACTCAGTGCTAACTCGCACCAGGCTGCCACCGTTGATTGTGACGATTGCCGAGCTGACCGTGAGGTAAGTCGATCGATACTCGGTGTAGCCGTTTGAATTAACGTCGGGCAAGCCTACGCTGCCTGCGGACATGACGAACTTGGCAAGCGTTAGACCTGTTGGGAAACCGTACTTGATCCAAACGTCTTCAAGCTCGACATAGACTTCATCGCTGTTGGCTGGTACTGATCCCGTTGACCAGTTAGCAGCGTCATCCCAGTGGCTTGGGCCGGTAGCATCGACGCTTGTCGAAGTTGCGATAGTTCCGCTTGTGGATGCCTCCGATACTGTCATCGTGAACGGTACGCCTGCGGTCCCTGTCGCTGTGACCTTCGTTGTCGCGACTGTAAATGTCACTTCGCCAAACTCAGGTTCATCCGATGCCGCCGCAAGAGCTTGCAGGCCTGCTGCAACTAGCGCAGGTGTATCGCTTGTGACCACAACGTACTCGACGTACTTGCCGTTGATCGTTAGTCGAGCAGTTTCGCCTGCTACCCATGTTCCGCCGAGCGTTACTTCGTCAACCTGCGAAACAGCTTGAGCTACACCGATGAATTTGAGTTTAGCCATTACCGGCAGTCCTTAGCGGAAATATGAATTTTCGAGTTGAATACATCGCCCCTTAGTCGCAATACAATGACTCATGATTCATAGCACTACGACTAAGGGGCTCACAGGGTTGTGCGGTTACGTTGCCTGCACCATCGCAAGGGGAACCGGCCAATACTTAATCTGATCGACTTCTCGAGGCGCAGGCCAATCCTCTTGATACTCGTAGCCCTCTGGCAAGCTGCCCTCTTGCTCCCACAGAAACGGCGAACGGCGAGCGAACGCAGCAACGCCCGATACCTTGATCAAGTCAGACTTGCGAATGCGGTTACGCATTGTGCTGCCACTTGGACGAACAACGTCAAGCAATCCTGTTTCTACCCACTTGCGGATACAAGTGTGCGTTACACCGATCAAACGACCAGCTTCGCGATAGCTTAGGAGTGGATCAAGCTTGTGCGGTACAAACTCGGTCTTTGGTGGCTCCGGTTGACCTAGCAGCTCTGCTACTGTTGGCTTAGGTGGAATCGGTGTAGTGATCTCAGATTTTGCCATATGCCTTTTGCCCTTGCCCATGTGGAATAACTCCTCCCCACGATTGCGACGAGCTAGCCTTAGTGACGTAGCACGCGTAGCTTGTAACGTCGATCATGTCCGCAGGTTCATCCGGCAATCCGGTCCATGTAGACAATTCGCGAACGTAACCAGGCATCCAATCGTGGTGATCGTGTGGTAAAAAGATTTGCCCAAACTCAATCCTACTGAGCATCCCACTAGCAACAGCCCGCTCCAACTTCGCCCCTGCGCTGGTATCTCCCATTCCCGGTATGACCGGACCTACCAACTCTTTTGGACAACACTTGATTTCGTCAAGCAATGGTTGTCCGTGGTGCGCGTTCTCAACCCAAGTCCTTTGAACATTCCAAACCTTCAATAGCTCAGGAATGTCTACCTTTAGTTTAGGCCAATCCACCTTGCTTGCGTAGACATGCCGCAAGAATATTAGGTTTCGCAAAGTCTCTTGTCGGCCTTCGTATTGAAACGTCCAGCTTGGCAGGTGATCGAAGACCAGGCACGCCGAATTGCTTGGCGGCTTGCCTTGCTTGGCGAGTGCTGCCTTTTCTTTCGAAGTCCCCGCAGTATCAACGGTCGCGTAACGTCGAGTCTTCGCCATTGGCACACGATAAACATTCCCTTGGAACGGAATCACAAAATTGCCACTATCGAGCGTCCAGCGACGGCTAAGCCATTCCAAATCAATGATAGCGCCCTCGCTGACTCGCCAGTTACCACCGAGCAGCCTTTCGCGCTCAACTCGAGGCATCGACATAAGCTTGGCTTTGTAGCCAGGGTCTTTTTGCATCAGGATTTTGTTGTCGGCAAGTGTGGCCGGTACAAACGTGACGCTTAGAATCTCTTCCGTCGGTATGTGAGGATGCCGACCGCTTAACTCTTCTGCACTGTCGCCCCAGTCGAGCGTATCGTCTTCAAGTCGAACGAAGTAGCGTAGCAATCCGGTACGCTCTTGAATCGGTAGACCGTCTTCGCCGATCCACCATGATATGAACGTCGCGACCCACGATCCCGCGTCAGGGTTGCAGGTGGCGCGTACATACGGTTTTATTCCGCAGGTCGAGCGGTTTCGAGATAGCAGATAGAAAAACTGAGTTTCGGTAAAGTGTGTTAATTCATCGAAACCTATGTAGCAGTACTGCTTCCCTTGATGGGAATATTTATCCTTCTCGAGCTGCAAGTGGCAGAACTCGATCGCAGCCCCCGACGGGAAGCGTGCATCCATCTCCGCGCCTTCGCGCATCTTTGCGCCCTGCGGACGATACAGCAAGTTAGCCTCTTCCCAAATACCACCACCCCCAGTGATCTGCGGGGAAGTTCGACGGAAGATTACACCGCGAAACAGAGGGTTGTGAATCCTACGAAGCGGCTCGGCCGTCAAAAACCAGGTCTTTCCTCCCCCGGCTTGCCCACCGTAAATGAGAATGTCCGCCTTACTGCGTAGGGCAGTGTCCTGCGGCCCCGGTTGTGGACGAATCTCCACTGCCATCGTTTGGCTTAGCCTCTCTCCCGTCGTCAGGTAGATACACAACAACGCGACTATCAGCGTCAACCGTAGCTTTAACTTCGATCTTATGACCGTACCCACGATCTCGCCCCCTGCGTGATAGCCAAAATCTGATTGCCCAGGCCTTGCCCGCTTCGATCGCCTGGACCAAATATAACTCAGCGTTGTCCGTGACCAGCTCGCATTGCTCCGTCATCAGGTCGCGCAGTGCAGGGGTCTTGAGGATTCGATCCCGAAGCGAAGCCGTTCTAACGTCTAGCCGCTCTGCAATTGCCTTGATGTAACCCTTGCACTCAAAGATTACTTCGGCTATTTGTTCGTCGGTGTAGTCGCTTGGAACTGCCATTGCTGCTTACTG